CCTAAAACACCTTTTCAATTTGCAGTTAAAAAATATGGTGTTAAAGCCTTTATAAGAACAACTTTAGCAGTATTTGACACAGAAGAAGAAGCTTTTGAATTAGAAAGTAAAATTGTAAATAAAGAATTTTTAAAACGTTCTGATGTTTATAATTTAGTTGAAGGAGGTAAATTTCACATTTCTCATAAGACTAAAGTATATATGTATGACATGGATGGAAATTTTGAACGAGAATTTGAAGGAATTCATGAAGCTGGACGTTATGTAAACCCAAATTATTCTGGAGGAGGGCATATTGCTAGAGCTATAAGAGAAGGTTATCAATATTTTGGACATCAGTTTTCTTATGAAAAATTGGATTTTATGAAATCTATAAAACCTCATAGAAAAATGACTACTGTTGCTAAACCTTATGAAGGAGGAAAAGTTGGAAGATATGATGAAAAAGGAAATTTATTAGAAGTTTATAATACAATGACTGATTGTGTTAAAGCAGGATATTCAAATGCTAAGAAAGTTGCTTTAGGACAAAGAGAAAAATGTAAGGGATTTATATTTAAATATTTAGATTAAGATATAGTCAGGCAATATGAAAACATATTGATTATACAGCATGTAAAATGGCAGAGTAATGTTGAAAGACATCGTGGTTATATATCAACTCATAGAAATGATATATCTTATTCTGCTCTTTATGCAGCTTATGAAGATAGATTCATTAAGATTGCTGACGATAAAGATGGAAACAAGAAAGAAACTATCTACAGAATGGATAAAGCAGAAAAGACTTTGCTTGAAAACTTCTTAACAGCAAGAAATAATGCTCTTATGTTCGGTAAAAGTAATGTCGATGCTGCTGGAAAAGCAACTATCACTAATCCTGAGGATAATAGACCTATTTATATGTCTGACGGTATGGTTCCATAGTGTGAAGCTTTCTGTAATAAGTATGTTTATAACAAACTTTCTATTACTACATTACAGACAGTACTTGGAATGCTTAATGAAAAAGCAGACAACGAAACAGGTAATAAATATCTGTTTATAGTAAATACTAAACTCTGGTAGGATCTTTACAGAACACTTGGAGATTATCTCGCACAATTCCATACTGACGGTAACTATCTCTGGTCTATGAAAGCTAATGGTTATGTATCAGTAGGAGCTGAAGGATTTGATTCTTTCAACTACGCAGGTAAATTGTATTGCCTGCAAATAATCGAAAGATTATTTTAAAAAATTTACTTTTTGCTGGAAACTCTTTAGAGCCGTTTAAACTACAATATTGGCAAAAGCAAATATGAATGTTTAATAATTAAACGGATTAGACAATCAGCAGCGAAGTTCCTAAGTCTGAAATAATGATATGGAAAACGCTCAACGACTAGTAAGTCTTGTTATGAATTAACAAGCATAGATTATTAATTATAATCGAAATAGTAAACATCTTATGGAAAATTTAAACAAATATATTTTTTATGTTACGGTAAACCTTTGTAATGGGAAATTATACTTTGGTGTACACCGTACAAATCCAAATATTTTTGATGGTTATATTGGATGTGGAATAATGAATTAGTCTTGTGCTAGACTTAATATTCCGTTTCATAATGCTGTTAAAAAATATGGTTATGAGAATTTTAAAAGAACTACTATAAAAATTTTTCCTGATACAGAAGAAGGAAGATAGGCAGCTTTTAAATTAGAAAAAATTATAGTAAATGAAACTTTATTAAAAAGTAAAAATGTTTATAATTCTGCTTTAGGAGGAGAAGGCAGTCCTAATTTAGATGAAATTAAAACCGTTTATATGTATGATTTAAATGGAGAATATTTAAGTAGCTTTAAAGGAGCTAAAGAAGCTGCTATTTATATTTCTAATAAACTAGGAATGGATGATATTTATACAATAATAAAATCTATAAGAAATAATTGTTTAGAAACATCTAACAGTAGTTATGGATATTACTTTTCTTATAGAAAATCCTTCAACTATAAAAAATCAGAAAGAAAAACAGAAGTTGCACAATATACTTTAAATGGAAAGTTTTTAAGAAGTTGGAGTAGTATAGCTGAAGCAGAAAGATATTTTAATATATGTACTATTCAACAAGCTTGTTCTAAAGAATGTGCAGCAGGGGGTTATCAATGGAGATATTATAAAGGAGATAACTCTGATATTGAAAAATTAATTTCTGTTAAAACAAAAAATAATATTTTACCTATAGTTATGTATGATAAAGAAGGAAATTTTATAAAAGAATTTAAAAGTATAAATGATTGTATAAAAGAAAATCCAGAACTTTCTTCTTCACAAATTAATAGAGTAATAAGAAATGTTATTAAATCTCATAAAGGATTTGTATTTAAATATAAAGATGAAGATATAGTCTGACCTTTATGGAAACATAAAGTTAACATATTATGAATACAATTACATTTAAAGTTGATAGAGCTATGACTCTTGAATATGGTAATTCTAAGGGTTATGGATTAGCTATCGATTTGACTGGTTACTCAACTAATGCACAACCTCCAGTAGCTATGTTTAGCTTGAAAGGTGCTGACATGGTAAGTAACAAGTATGTTGGTGTTGGTGGTCTTGATGGTATAAGCTCTGGTGAGGTTGCAAGTCCTGTAGCTGGATCTAAGAGAATTCTCTGGGGATATTCCTCATTAGCAGTCTTTAATCCATATAAGTCTGCAATACTTAGAGAAATTTAATTTTAAATAATTAATAAATAGATAATGTTGGAACAGCTACTCCTTTTTGGAGCCTGTTCCAATAAATTTTTATGATAATATGAAATAATATGGCAAATACAAAAGAAGAAATTAATGTATCTAATAAGATAGTACTTAGAAACGTAAGAGGAAAAGTAAATGTTATTAAGATTGAACCATGTATTGATCCAAATACTGGTAATTTTCCTTCATGTGTAAAAAGGGTTAATTCGAATGGAGATATGATTCTTTCCGAAAAAGAATTAAATGATCCATTAAGACCTTATTTTATTAGAGAAGATAAGGTTTTTGATATTGTAGATGGAACTACATTTGATTTAGATAATGTTCAAGAAAGATTTATTTGGGAAGCTATAAAAAATTGTCCTTTAATTGCTCCAGATATGTACGCTAAAGATAAGAATGGGGATTCACTTATTAACGGTAATGCTAATCGTTATGGAATAGCAGAACTTTATATTGAAAGACCTGGTGTTGAAGCACAAAGAAGAATTTCTAGAAAGAAACTTAAGCATGACGCTGAAACTTATATCTATTCTGACGAAAGAGGTGCAGAAGGAAGAGTTCTTAAGGCTAAACTTCTTGGACATAAAATGGATCATATGCCCGATGCTGATGTAACTGACTATTTACTACAAGTTGCTGAACAAGATCCAGAAAAAATTATTAATCTTTATACTGGAGGTGATACAGCTGTAAGGTTACTTTTTATAGAAGCTAGAGATAAGCATATAATTAATTATAAGAATAAGCTGTATATTTATGCAGATAATGTGGTATTAGGAGCTACTGACGAAGCTGCCATATTATATCTGAAAGATCCAAAAAATGCTAATGTGTATAAACTCATTAAGCAAGATACATATCCTGAATTGATGAAAAAAGATAAAGAATAATTTAATTAGCTAAAAATTTAAGCTAATGACAGCTAGACAACTATACGAAGGTGTATTGATTGAACTTAATAAGGAAAATGCTCCTAATATATTGTTGGAAGATTTTAATTATTTTTGTAACAAAGCTATAAATAATTATATCAATAAAAGATATAATATTTATGATATTAATCAACAAACAACAGATGATTTGAGAGTATTAAAAGCAACTGCATTATTAACTCCTATTAAAGTTGATACTTATAATGACTTAAGTATGGCTAGTAATGCTTGTTATGAAGTACAAATGCCTACTGATTATCTCCATATTCTTAATTGTATTTGCATATATGATGTAGAACAATAGTACAAATGTTATAATAAAGGAGATACTTGGAGAGCAGCAGCAAGACGTTTAACTGCTGATATGTATTCACAAGTACTTGATAATTTCTGGAATAAACCTACTTATAAAAGACCTTATTACTATATACATAATGTAAATTAGTTTACAACAATTCCAACTAATCCAGATACTGATCCAGGTATAGGGTTAACTTAGAACAAAGACGGATCACTCAACACAGTAAATTCTGGTAATTTT